CTTAATATCTTCTTTTAATTGGCTTATTTCACCCTTTAGATGTTTAGTAACGGTTTGATTCATTCTTGAAGCAGATTCAACAACAAAACGTTGTTTTAGTGCTTCTAGTTGTTTCTTACCTTCTGCAACTAACTTGACCTTTGCTTCAACTACAGCTTGTTTGTCTTGTGCGAATTCTTTAATTTCACGTGAAAGAGCATGAACAATAAATTGTTCTAACTTTTCTTGACTTTCTAATTGTAATTTGCGTTCATTACGTAGTTCTTTAATTTCTTCACTTAGTTTTTCAACCATGAAGTTATTGAACTTGGCTGCATTTTCATGTAGCTTACGTTTTGCATTTACGCGGTCTTCGTTCATTGCTTGTCTTTCAAGATTAAATTCTTCAATCTCTGTTGACAAACTTTCTGTTACCATTTTATCAAGGGCTTCAACCATTATGTCTTTGTCATGTTCATAACGTTGTGCAAATTCCTCTCGGAGTTCTGCACGTACTTGTTCTTTGGCTTCATTTAATTTAGATTCCCATGCCTCGTTTATAGCTTGGCTAGTTTCTTCATTAATAATTCCAGATTCAAGTAATGGTTTGATAGCATCTAACATGCTGTATTCCCCTTATTTAATTTTGAGGTCCTTGATGAGGCGTGTTACTTCCTCACGTAGGTATCTCTGAACTTTACTGTCGTTCTGTGCATCTTTTGCAATATCCAACATTCTATGTCCATGCTTCATATTCATCATGCCTTCATAGATTGCTTTAGGGTATGCATTAGGTGCACTTGGCTGTGCGACAATATCCACAGTGACTATTTCAAAGTCACTAACCTTTCCATTAACATCGTCAACGTTACCGCTGCCTCTGCTTGAAACTCCTAATTTCACTCCACTTTCCAACATAGTAGATACTAACTGTCCCATTGGAGTAGGTAAAATTTTTAATTTGCCAAATCCATTTGCACCATCCATCCACATACTACTAATCATATGTGATACACGGTCTAAATTGATTTTTAAATCATCCGGGTGATCTACCTCACCTAATACAGAATAACCTTCTGATATTTGTTTGTTTAAAGTTTCTACGGCGTTTTCAATTTCAGATACGGGGTAAACTCGCTCATTTGCGTTTTTTACCCCACCCTGAATGAAGATGCCTTTCATATAAAGGCTCTTCAAACTACCTTCACCAGAGCTTTCTACAACCATGCTAGCACGGTCGAAAGTTAGGTGTTCTTTAAGATACAAAGCCATTATCTTAGGTATTCTTTACTTAACAATTTTCTTAGTGATCTTGCGTGACTCACTAGTGATTGATTTTGCATTGCTACCATTATCACCATGTGTTGGTTTTGGTGCAGCTTCACCTTTTTCAGAGAAGTTGTTTTTACCTGGAGCATTTTTAAATTGTCCTGCGCCTTTTAGGTCTTTAGTAGCTGGGTTCAATACACCACCTTGTGTACCACCTTTGCCGCCGTCACCTGTTGTGAAGTTAACAGCTTTTGCACCGTTAGCAGATACTTTAGAACCGCCGCTTACGATAGACTTAGCATTTTGGCCATTGTCACCGTGTACTGGATTTTTAACTGCGATTAGATTTGTAGATTCTTCAAGAGTATCTTCTTCTTCAGATTCTTCGGATTCTTCTAAGTCATCTTCTTCTTTGGCTTCCATCATCTCATCGCCCATGTCGTCACCGTTCATGTCGTCATATTCTTCACTGCCTTCTTTGCCCATGAGTTCTTCGAATTCAGCCATCAACTCGTCTAGTTTATCTTCTAAATCAACTACGCGGTCTTCTAAATCACCTTCTTCTTCGCCGCCCATTTCATCACTGTCTAGGTCGACTTCCATATCACCTTCGCCGTCATCCATTTCAATGTCAGCAAATTCATCTTCTTCTTCGGTCATGCCTTGTTCTTCAGCAGAGATTTCATCTAGTAAACCTTCAACTGGGCTGTCTGTCATTTCTTCGTCCATCATTGATTCATAGATTTCGCGGCTTTTCTCAACTACGATATCGTGAAATAATGCACGGGCTTGATCCTCGTTCTCATTGATAATTAAGTCAATCAGTTTTTCAAATTTTTTGTTATCCATTATGTGGTTCTCCTGAGTTAAATGGCTTGTGTAGAATTATTTATAGAGTATGTGCCAAAACAGCACAATAAGATAGTATTTTTTGCGTTTTTAGCAAAGATATACCAAAATTGATTATAAACCAGGTGTTTCTGGTGCTATAGGAGTATATTGTTTACGAACTTTTTTAAGATTTTTTGCTTTTTCAAAATTACGCACATCAAGCATCTTACGTAATTTACGTACCTGTCTTAATGTTAATTTTGTTTTTCTAGTTTCACCCCATTTCCATTTACTCTGGTCCTGGCCAGGATCTTGGTAACCTTGAATCGGGGCGTCATACATTTCAAAAAGTTTCATATAACTATTTATTATTTTTTATATTTATGTCCAATATTGGACTTAGTATCTACAATACGTTGTAGGAATTGGTCGCTATAAGTCTCGTCTTTAAGAAAAACTGCAACAAAATCATCCCAACCTCCACCTTGTTGAACATACGATTCTAAAAGGATATTATTGATATTGTTTCTTTTACCCCAGGTAATTAATGCTTTACCTGCATCTGGATAAAATCTCCAGCAATCAACTGGGTATTTATGTACTGCCCCTACAGTAGGAGCACATAAATAAAACAATCCTTTTGGTTTTAATATTCTCATAATTTCTAAATATGATAACCAAAACAATTCACTGTGTTCAAAACAACTACTTGATACAATTATATCTACAGAATTATTTTCTAACGGAAAAGAATATGCATCTGTTAATACAATATCTACACCGTTTGCTTTTTGAAAATCCAATCCCACATATTCTGCTTCAACAGGACATGCTTCTTTTAAGCTACCGTTAACATTCTGTGACCCAATTTCAACCACTTTAACTCTATCAGAGAATGAATTATAATATGTAGTAAAGAACTCTTTACCACTTTGCATTGCGGTAGTATGCATTTACATTGGGGGAGGCGGTGCTGAAGCGCCCGGTGGTGTACCTTGAGGCGGTGCAACGGCTGCACCTAACTCAGCTGGTTCTTGATTCATTCCGGCATTTTCATCTGACATATTATCTATAGCTTCACTATCAGTTTCCATGTCACCCTGACTAATACCAATACTACGTAAGTCACCACCTTGTGCTTCACTATCTTCTGGTTCTTCACGTTCTTCAAACCATAAACGACTGTTTTCTTCAATTTCTTCTTCAGTTAAGCCTAAGAAACGTTGCATTGCAAATCGCTTGCTAATATATGGAAATTGTTCCATTGCTTGAAATACTGTTACACGTGCGGTGTCTAGTTCACTTTGACGATAGGCTGCAAAGTTTTGCGGTGCGTTGAATTTAATATCAAATAGACTTGAGTCAATATTAAATCCTCTCCAACGCATGAACAACTTAAATTCATCATTTAGCTTTTGACTAATATACTTTTGTAAACGTTCACAATATTGATTGAAACGAAACTCTTGAATCATAGCAGTACCAACACGACCGTCACTCATTGGTGTTGGACTATCTTCTGGACCTGTTGGTAAATAGCTACTCGGAACACGCAATCCACGTGCTAGTCTGTTATTAAAATAACGCAAGTCATCAATCTCACCCAAGTTCTGTCCACCTTGTAGCATAGTGACATCACTACCACGTCCATCTGCTGTAACAGGAAAGAAGTAATCTTCGTTAATACTTAATGGATTGTATGTAGCATCTAACACTGATTGTCCACCTTGACTACTTGGAATACGTCTTTGGTGAATCTCATTCTTAACTCTGTCAATAAATGCCATAGCCATATGACTTGGCATGTTACCAACGTCAATTTTAAAAACTCTGCGTTCTGGAGCACGACTGATACGATAGATAAGAATCGCATCTTCTAATAATTCTTTTTGTTTGTATACTTTAAAAACGTTTTCTAAGATACTTTGTCCAAAAGGCCAATAACGGTCTAAACCTTCTGTCAAACTTAAATGTACAACATGTTTCGCATCAATTGCGGCTTCATTTAATCCTAAATTAAAACGACTACCTGTTGTCCCTGCATTTGTACTTGGTGCTGTATATCCGGCGCCAGCAAAACCGCCGCCTGTACCACCAAAGCCAGTAGCAGTGTTCATTCCAAAGTCTGTAGTTGTTTTTTCAGCAATACTTAAATTTTGTAAGTTAGGATTAATGTCTTTGATAACATATTGTTCCGGTAATTTACCTTCACTTTCGTTAACAATAACTTTGCTAACTTTGGTCATGTCAACCCAATATAGTTTGAAGTTTTCAGGGTCACGTACAAAAACTTGATCCCCATACTTGATAGTATTACGGAAGATTTTAAATGTTCTACTGTCTAATTCATTCAACTTACACCACTGTTGTAATTGCTTTTTAATCAATTCAACTTCATGGGGTGTTGGTTCGTCACGAAATTCAATTTCAAATGGTGTGTTATTTTGGTCATTTTTCTGTGTACTGAACTCAGCAATAATATCTAAACATGCATTAATTTCAGCATCTACATCCATCATTTCATATTGATTATAACGTTCAATACGATTTGGATGACCAGTGTAAACTTCTGGTAAACGACTTTGATAGTTCTTGTAACCAAATTCGTTATTATTATATCCACCGGTCGGTTGTGTGTTTAAACCGGCTTGTCCGTTCCATGCACCGGTATTATTATTATACCCGGAGATAGGACTTAATTGACCAGTAAGATTGGAAAAACGCTTTTTATATGACATAGTTAGATATTTATCACTTACGCACGGCTGTATGTCAATATTTCAGCTTGAATACTATTGTTATTACGTTGCTCACTTATTAAGGAATCCAATTTATTGCTAAACATATTAAACGCATCTGTTAATTTAGATCCAGTATCACTCGTTATACCACCGGGTACTGTCTGAGTCATTAGTTCTTGCTTGTATTGTTCCAAACTAGTTTTCTGAACATCTTTCATTACATTGATTAAATCTTTTTCAAATTTTACATTTTCATTTTTCCCATGAAGCATAACCGGATAACCGGCATCTTTTTCACTAAACAATCCACCATGTTTACCGACTTCACCAGAAAAATTTTCATTAGTCAAATTATTTGATTTAATTTTATTTTTGCTACTAAATGTATTAAATGCATCCGACAATTTAGACCATATATCAGTAGTTGTACCACTTGGCGATATTTGATCCATTAATTCGTCTTTGTATTTTTTTAAACTAGTTTTTTGAACATCTTTCATAAAAGTTGTTAGCTCTTTTTCAGGCCACACACTTTCATTTTTACCATGAAGCATAACTGGATATCCAGTATCTTTACCACTAAACAATCCACCTTGTCTAGCAACTTCAACGTGAAAGTGTCCACCTGTCCAACCACCTGATCTTTCTTTATACTCATTTTTAACGTAACTAGCACCTGTCATTCTTAATAGTTTAGCAATACGGTCACTTTCCTCACTAGTTGGATCGTATCCTAAACTAAAATCAAGTGCCTTTCCTACAAGATGTTTACTTTTTGAATTCTTGTCTCTACGGTCTTGGTGATATCGATCATTTAATGCAGTAAAGATAGCGTCAGGATACTCATCTTGAATTTTTTCTGCCATTGCCAAAAGAGCCGGGCTAGCTTCACCTCCGCCTGTTCTTTCAGCACGTTTGCCACCAAAGTTTAATTTACTTAACACATCCTCTGAATTTCGACCTGCCATCGACGGAGCCAATGACTCTCCGGCTGCTTTACTTACATTTTGCTCTGGTTGGGATAATCCAGATTTATCTGGTCTACTTGAAGAAGCGGATTCTTCAAAAAATTTACTTAAATTAGTAGGAGAAAGTCCTGGTATTATACCTTTACTTGACATAAAATCAATAAAGTTTGCCATCATTTTAGCAAGAGCAGTTACGACAGTGTTTAATAAACCAAATACTGATACCAATCCCTTAGCTGCTTCTGCTAATAATGCATCATACATTAAATTTTTTGCTCTATTTTGTTGTTCACTTTTTAAATTTGTTTCTGTTTGGTCTTCTTGCTTAACCATTGTCTCTATTATTGCTTTCATTCTTTTGTCAAATTCTTTTTGATCTGTATTCGTTAATGCAAGTGCGGCATTAACCATTTCAGCATTAAAACCCATTTGTTTAAGTTGTCCTTCTGATAATCTAAATGTAGTTGATAATGGCCCAAGACTAGCCATAGTATTTTTTGCAGTAGTAACAAGTCCTTCTTGAAAGAATGCCATTCCTTCTTTTTGAGCCCGCATTGCTAATTCATATTCTTTATTACCACGTTGGTAACTGGCTGCGCCTGCTTCAGTTGTGATACTACCAAAATTTACAATTCTATCTTTTAATCCTGCGGCAGCTTCTGCTCCAAACGCTGCCTGATAAGCTACCATATATTGTTGAAGATTAGCTGCCTCATCTTTGTTCATTGTAGACAAATGTAGACTATATCGTGCATCTGCCATTTGTGCATCTCTGAGTTTTTGTTGCTCGTCACGAGTCATTCCAGTAAGTTCTTGTAACCCTCTCATCTCAACAAGATATTTTTGACTTTCTTTTGTTAACTGTTCTGTTGTTTTTCCTTGAGCTTTACCCAATCTAGTTTGCATACTGATATAGTCTGCAACACCTTCACGTATAGTTTCGCTAGTATATCCAATACGGGTAAGCGATAATTCTAGTTGATTACCTTCACCTACAAAATTACTAACAACATCTAATAAAGCATTTTTTCCAGATGTTACACTGCCGCCAAATTTTACTAAATCTTGTGAGATTGGTTTTAAAAAACTTGTTAATTTTTCATACTCAGAACTTATCAAACCAATACTACTTAAGTCAGCCTGTAAACCTTTTATACCATCTTGAGTTATACTACCTAATTCACTTAAATCACGGAAACCTTTTAATAAATTATCATTTTGTTTAAGCGCACTATCTACAAAATCCCCGAATACTTTTATTACTCCGCCTACTACAAATCCTAACTTACCAAAAGTTCCGGCAAAGTCACCTATAGCACCAGTGGCACTTGTAACTGAATCTCCAAATTTACCAAATCCATCGGTACCGCTGATAAGTGCTTTAGTAAAGTCTATACCACTTTTACCTAATTGCTCACCAAATTTCTTTAATCTATCTCCTGCTTCTTTGGCAGCTTTAGCTAATGCTAATTCTTCTTTTTGCGCTTCGGTTAGAGGTGCAACGGACGAGTTTATTAACTCAAAGAACTTGTTCATGTTCTCTATTTGTTCAGGGGTAAAAGAATCAGCCATAGTTTAGGGAAATAAATAATTTACAATGTATTTAGTCATTCAATTTTAGGAGTTTTAATGTCAACTAATCCACTACAACAATATTTCCGTCGTCCAGCTTTATATCTTAAATTACCTAGTCAAGGGGAAGGTTATCCTGAAAATAGCATAGAATTCCCTGAAAACGGTGAGTTAGCTATATTTCCAATGACTGCAATTGATGAGATTACCGCACGTACACCGGACGCATTATTTAACGGGGTAGCAGTAATAGAAATCATCAAAAGTTGTGTACCATCAATAAAAGATCCATGGCAAATCTTACAAATTGATCTAGACCCTATTTTGTTAGCAATCAAAATGGCTACTAATGGATCTACTATGGAATTTGATACTGTATGTCCATCATGCGAAGAACCTAATAAGTACGATATTAATTTAACACAATTATTAAATGAATATAAACCAGGGGAGTATAATACCCCACTAAAACTAGACCAACTTTCATTGAAATTTTGTCCATTAAATTATAAACAAATTAATGAAACCAGTGTCATCCAATTTGAAATTCAACGTGCTTTACGCATTATACAAGACATGCCGGACGGTGATGAGAGAAATGCTAAATCAACTGAAGTTTTAAGAAAAATGAACCAAGTTACAATGGATATCATTGTTGAAACAATAGAATATATTTCTTCACCGAATGGTATAGTATTGGATAAGAATTTTATTAAAGAATTTTTAGAAAATGTTGATGTAAAAACATTTGAAAAGATTAAAGATATCTCATTAGAATTAAAGAAATCAACAGATACAAAACCATTAAAATTCAAATGCATCAATTGTAGCCATGAATACGAACAACCTTTCAATGTGAACGTATCCGATTTTTTCGGATGAAACTTCTTATACTTAACTCCGAAGCAGTTAAGAAGTGGTTGGATAATTTAGAGGAGGAAGTAAAAGATATTAAAGCAGGATGTTTAAAAATGTCTTGGTTTATGAGGGGCGGAGTTAGTTATGTTGATATACTTAACATGAGTACCGATGAAAGAAAAACCATTAATAAAATTATTGAAGAAAATCTAGAAACTACAAAAACTAGTAGAATGCCATTCTTCTAATCCGTTATTATTCATTTGCATACAATTAGGGTTATTACCTTATTTTCATTTAATAGATGAACTTCGTTCATCTCAGAACTCGCTATTGCTCGTTCTGGATTGTATTGTTTTTATTCTTATCTAGATTTTTAATTTTGTTTATTAAGGAATATATTGCCGCTTAGAAGCCATGGTAGTGCAAATTTGCACTACCAATGGTTAAGGTCATTTGCCATGCCCGTCATCCTTAGCTATCTATTCCCCAGTTAATCACCGTTTTTATGATATTAACTGTCACCGGTTGTCCTGTAAATTGTTATGGGACTGTAGTGAGACTATCAAGTTTATTTCAACTGACGCCTCGACAACGCATGTTACATACCCGCAAGATAGAATTAGATATGTACTCATTGTAGGTTCCCTAGAAAGATTGCCTACTCGGTGTTCCTATGTTATTGCTAACATACATACTCCAGAATCTAACGGCACAGCACAATCTGTACAATCTCAAGGAGGACTGACAACTCAGCCAACGAATTTTTATATTATGTTGTTTCTAAAGTTATTATTTTTGGTTTTGACGTGGTGTCTGTTGATAAACCTGAGTATAATTTTACTAAGTCTTTGTTTTGTTTGAAGAAGGTTTCGAACTCTGTTAGATACCAATCACCATACTTCTTACTTCCATAAAATATGTAATTATCCATAATCCATGTAAATTTAGGTTGTACAGCAACATAACGACCCTTACGATTAAACTTCATAAAAAGAATATTTAAATCATTTGAATCTTCTACATCTAACAGTTGTCCAATCCACGAATCAAGTTGTTTGCATTCACCTGTAAGTATTAGGTGAAAAGGAAAGTCCGCATAGAACTTACACTCTGCATTCATTTTGCTGAAACTCTGTCCCGGAACAATATCGCCCTTAAAAGAACGAATCTGTCCCTCATGTAAGAATTGAGTTCTGGCTTGATTCTTGCCACCCACATATGCACCGGATCCAGGAGCACGAATGAAACTTTCACCGTACAATTCTGATAGAAATTTTGCAATTTCCCGTTCAAAACCTGAACCTTTATTCTTTTGTGGACTTGACATACTGTTACTTATCTGTAATTTACCATTGTGAATTATTCTATATCAACTGCTGTATTGTATGTAGTAAAACCATTTTCTTTTACCACTTTTAATACGCTAGGAACACGACCGGCTAATTCTTCTCTATGACTAACAAGCCAAATAGATTTCTGTCGCTTACGTGACATATCTTTAAGAATAGCAATAGCATTCTCAACACCCATTGTGTCTAATCCTGAATCAATTAATTCATCAATAAATAACGTATTAATAGGTGAATATAAGTTCTCCCATACATCACGGAAAGCAAAACTTAATCCAAGAATCAATCTATTACGTTCACCACGACTTAAATTGTCAAAGTCAAGTTCGCGGCCCAACTCTGTAATTTCAACTTCTAAATCATTTTTAAAAATAACTTGATGAGGTAACCCAATCTTATCTAAGTAATGTGTCAATCTACCGTTCAAGTAACTTAAGTTCTGGTCAATAATCTTCTTACGAACAAAACTATCTTTACTAGTCAAAATATCTAACAAGAACTTCTGATGTTCCATAGTCTTAGTTAGTTTGTTAATTGCTTCAAAGTCAATTGCTTGCAATGCGTTTGATTCCATTTCTGTCACTTGTTCTGCATACGGATCAGATTCAGCAGCCTTTGTTTCAATCTGTTGTAACAGCCCAGACACTTTACTACGATGTTCAATTGCTTGTGTTTCAGTGTCATAATGTGTAACTGGCATCGGACCTAATGTAACTACTGTTAACTCTTTGAGTTGTTCAGCATAGGGGTCAGACTCTTTTTCTTTTTCAAGTATCTTTGTACGAATGTTTTCTGCATCACTGCCATGACGAATTGCCTCAGCTTCTGTTTTGTAATGCGTTTTGGGCTTATCACCTAACTCAATAACTTTATCAGTTTGTTCTTTTAATTGTCGTTCTAACATATTTGCATGAACTGTAGATTCAATTAATAATTGTTCTTTATCAGCCAACACAGTAGCATGTTGTTCATCATGGAAATCTTGTCCACACGCATAACATGTATGATTTTGTAATGTAGCAACCTCTGTAGTCAGTTTAGTTATTAATTTTTTCTCTTTGTCTAAATCTTTTGTTAACCTAGTAATTTCTTTGTCTCGGTCAATAAGTTCTTTTGATTTTATATTATATTCGGCTAAAGCACGATGTGCTAAAATTTCTTGAACAATATCAATGTGGCTCAACTTAAGAACACTATCTTCTAAGTCATACAAATCTTTATCTTGTTTTTGTTTCCAAGCAGT